GATCTAGTGGTAATTGGTCTAGATTTTGGTCTTACCCCCGCCGCTGTTTTTTTTTCACATAGACCCAATGGTCAATGGTGGCTTTTTCATGAAATTGCTACTAAGGATATTGGAATTAAGAAGTTTGGGGAACGACTCCTCCTGCCGTACATATTAAAGAATTTTATGGATTTTAAAATTGAAATATATGGCGATACCCACGGCAACACCAGAGGACAAAATGATAACCGAACCCCAGAGGAAATATTTGATGCTCTTGGTCTTACAATTAAGATGCCCTCTATGGTAGGGGGACCCACTATGCGAAGGGAAGCCCTTGCCGCTCCTCTAAGCCGGATGATAGATGGGGAACCTGGGTTATTGGTTGATCCTTCCTGCAAAGTAATTCGTAAAGGGTTAAGCTCCAAATATATTTATAAACGAATTAAGGTTATAGGGGATGAAAAATTCCATGACAAACCGGACAAAAATTTTTGGTCTCATGCGTGCGAAGCAGCAGAACACGGTATGGTTGGGGCAGGGGAGGGGGAACGATTAACTCGTAAACCCAGTAAAAAGAGAAGGTCTAAACCACGTTCAATTATAAATAGGAACGGACAAAGCTGGATGGCGGCATAGGGGACAATACAGTGGACAACAAAACAGTAAACACTAGGGACAAAACCCTAAAATCAGAAGATGCACTTATAAAAGAAGCCAAAGAACGCTTCCGGCTTGCAGATAATTATGAGCGAGAGAACCGAAAAGAAGCTACCGATGATCTTAATATGTTGGCAGGGAAAAACCATTGGCCAGCATCCATTGTTCGTAAAAGGGATTTAGAAGAACGCCCTACTCTTACTATTAATAAGCTCCCATCCTTCGTGGATCAGGTTACCAATAACGGCCGTCTTAGTAAAATGTCTATAAAAATTCATCCCTATGGTGGGGGATCAACTATTGTGATGGCCAATAACATTGCCGGTCTTATTCGTAATATAGAGCAAGTTTCTGATGCCGATGTGGCATATCAAACTGGATTGGAAGGAGCAGCCAATAATGGTTTCGGGTATATAAGAGTTGTTACTTCCTTTTCTGATGATAGTTCCTTTGAACAGGAAATTAAAATTAAAAGGGTCCGAGACCCCATGACAGTAAGATTAGATCCTTACCACACTGAGGCTGATGGATCCGACATACAGTGGGGGTTTATTGACGAAAGAATATCACGAGATGAATACAGAGTGAGATGGCCTAATCTACCTCCCCCAACCCCAATTGATGGTGGTGATGATGGTGATGATAATTGGGTAAACGATGATCTTGTTCGAATTGCGGAATACTGGACAAAAGAACCACTCCGAAAACGACTCTATCTCCTCTCTGATCATAGGACAGTAGATGGGGACGAATGGGATTCTGTTGTGAAAGACCTAAAAGATGGGGAAAAAATAATTCATCTTGAACCAAACCCACAAGATCCACAAGGACAACCTATTGAGGTTGAGGGTCCAGCCCCTGAGGGAAGCAATTTTCCCCAAACAGTATTAAACCCAACACCAACTATTATTCGGGAGAGAACAGTTGATTCCCATAAGGTAGTTCAATACTTAATCGATGGGGAAAAGATAATTGATGGCCCAACAGAATGGTCGGGTAAGTATATTCCCATTATACCTGTTTGGGGCAAGGAAATAGTAGTTAATAATTGCCGCCATCTTCGGGGGGTTATCCGATTTGCCAAGGACCCCCAACGAATGTATAACTACTTTCGAACAGCGGCTACTGAGACTGTGGCCTTAACCCCTAAAGCTCCTTATATCCTGGAGGAAAGACAAATAGAAGGGCATGAAGAGGAGTGGAACTCCTTAGGGAAAACCAATCTGCCCTACATATTGTACAAAGGGGTTGCTGGACAACAAGCTCCAATACGAAATGTAGTTGCCCAAACCGCCATAGGGGAAATTACTGAGTCTAGTTTATCCAATGATGAAATGAAGGCAACTACTTCCCTTTTTGACGCTAGTTTAGGGGCGCAGGGGAATGAAGTATCCGGACGTGCAATCCAAGCACGACAGTACAAGGGTGACATTGCTAATTTTACCTATCAGGACAATTTGGCACGGGCAATTAAGTTTGTTGGAAAAATATTATTGGATCTTATTCCCAAAGTTTACGATACTGAACGCCAATTAATGGTCCTCAATGAGGATGAAACTGAAGATTTGGTAATGATGAACCAAAATGTTAATGGGACAATTATTAATGATTTGTCCCTAGGACGGTATAAAGTAACCGTGTCTGTTGGTCCTAGTTTTGCCACACAGAGAATGGAATCCACACAATCTATGCTAGACTTTATGCGGGTAGCCCCCGAATCTTCTTCACTAATAATGGATTTAGTTGCGGAAAATATGGATTGGCCTGGGGCAGTTAAGATCGCCAAACGATTTAAGAAGTTATTACCCCCTGGAATTGATGATGATGGTCCACAGGAACCACAGCAGCCATCAATTGATGATACTATTAAGGAGCTAAAATCTCAGGGGATTACGTTAGGCAATGAAATGAAGAAACTGAAGATAGTGAAAGATAGGAGGGATCTTACAGATCATGATAGAGAGATGGCTGAAGGTGGAGCAAGAGGTGCAATGAATGCTATGGGGATAGGAGAACAGGGGGAGGAGCAATAATGGAACCAGAGAAACCGGAGAAACAGGAGAATAAAAAAAATCAAATGAATGATATTAGACTTGCTTCTATAGAAAGACAACTTAACAAAATTTTTGCCCTTCTTGATGGACCTAGTGGGATGGTCACCAAGTTGGAATTGCAGAGACAACAATTAAAGGATATTCCAAGCCCTTCCAATCTTAGATGGTATGCCTTTGTTGGTGGTGGAGTGGTTACTTTTTTTGGTTTTATAGGATGGTCAATACTTCAAGTTTTTAAAAAGGGAGGAATATAATGGGTATTAGGGAAGGAGATATCGAATCGATAAGACGGGGAATGAAAGATAAGGGACGATCAGTAAAATCTAATGTGATAGTGGAAAAGAACGGAACCAAGGTATACTACGACGTTAATAAAAAGGGTAGAGTGAAGATAACAAACAAGGACAATTAACTGTACCAGGCAATCCTGGGGCAAAATTCAGCCATTGGCTGCAAGGAGGGAGTAATGGAAAACGAAATTATTGAGGGCGAAGACCAGGGTAGAGACCAGGGTAGAGATCAGGGTGGAGAAAATCAATCTACACCTGTAACCAAACCGGAAGGGGGAGCGGAACCAGAACCAAAACAGGAAGGGGGTGGATTTCAAAAAAGAATAGATGAAATTACACAAAAAAGGAGAGAAGCTGAACATGATGCTGCTTACTGGCGTGGAAGGGCTGAGTCCAAAACCGTTCCCGTAGCTCAGGAGACACCATCCGAACCAGAAGAGGCACAAGACCTTGATCCCAACGATTTTGATAGCGACGCTGACTACCTAAAGGCTGTGGCTACCCAAACAAGGAATGAAATCAGGGCGACGGCTGCAGCAGAGAAAAAGAGAGAAATGGACAGAGTAGGGCAGGTTACAATTGCCAAACAATATCAGGATGCAAGAGCGAAATATGCTGATTTTGATAAAGTTGCTCTATCCCCATCGGTACAAATAACGCAGCAAATGTTTGATGCTGCAAGAGGTGATTCTCTTGGTGATGTACTGTACCATTTGGGTGAAAACCCAACTGAGGCAGCTAGAATAGCAGTTCTTTCTCCAACCCAACAGATTAAAGAAATAGGTAAAATTGAAACTAAATTAACAACAACACCAACACCAGAAACAAGTACTACTCCTAATCCTCCAACCACTATAGGTGGGGGTAGAGGTTCTATTCCAACAAAGAAGGAAGAAGAAATGAATCGTGCCGAACTCCACCAGAAGTGGGAGGCTGAACGGTTAAAGGAAGCGGGATTGTAGTGAAAGGAAAAAATAATGGCTGATACTTTTTTAACTCATAGTATGATTGCGGAACGTGCCCTGTTTGACTTGCAAAACCAACTTACAATGTCTAAACATGTGTATAAGGGATATAATAGTGAATTTAATTCTTCTATTGGCGGGTACAAAAAGGGCGCTAGTATGACTATTCACCTCCCAAACAAGTTTAGGGCAAAGGATGGGGTTACTCTTGATACAGTAGGAATTCAGGAACAGTCCACCACTATAACTGTGGATAAACAAAAACATGTTGCTTGGGATTTTTTGGAAACTGACCTAACATTAAAGATTACGGATTTCTCCAGAAAGTATGTTCGTCCAGCAACAGTCACTCTGGCCAATATAGTTGATCTTGGTGGTTGTAACGAGTATTCTAATTTATACAATTCAGTGGGAACTCCAGGAACAACTCCGGCCACTTTTGGGGTACTTGCGGATGCGGCCACTAGAATGGACAATGAGGCTATCCCAAGAACAGATAGACTTTGTGTTTTCTCCCCTAAAGCCCATTGGTCTATGGCAGATGGGGAACTCAAGGGGGTTTTCCAACAGAACATAGTGGATAAGCTCCTTAGGAAAGGGTTTATTGGTAATTTTGCCCTAATGGATTTCTATATGGATCAGAATATCCAAACTCATACGGTAGGTTTATGGTCTACAGGATCAACTGGAGTAATGAATGGGGCTACTGCAGAAGGGGCAACTTCTCTGGTTACTGATGGGTGGGCTAATTCCACAGCTATTTTAAAAAATGGAGATGTGTTTACTGTTGCTGCTACGGTTGGGGTTAACCCAGTTAGTGGTCAGGCATGGGAAGGAAACGAACTTAGACAGTTTGTGGCTACTGCGGATGTAACATCCGATGGATCTGGTAACGCAACTATACCTATTGCACCAAAGATTTATAGTTCAGCCGCAGGGGAAGATTATCTTCCTTATCAGACTGTAGTTTCTCTTCCGGCTAATGGTGCTGCCATTACAGTTTTGGGAACAGAAAGTACAGCCTATCCACAGAATATGGCATACCACCCTGATTGTTTTGCTCTTACCATGGTACCTTATGCCAGACCTAAGAGTGCTGGGCAGTCGGTAATGTGGGGACAGGCTAATGATCCTCAGATGGGATTATCTATTACGGTGAGTACTGCCTTTGATATTACTAATTACTTGGAAGTAACTAGATTGGACATCCTTTACGGATGGGATACAATTAGGCCTGAATTGGGACTTAGAATTACTGGATAGTAACGTTTAATTATTAATGTGGGGTTCCAGCAATGGAATCCCATTTTACAACAAATAGGGAGTAAGGAGTAAATAATGAAAAAGAAAATTTTGGTAGGGGTGGTAACTTTACTGGCAGTAGCAACACTTGTCTGGGCTGGTATACAGGATAGATTTTCCAAAATTGAACTGGAGAAGGATCCCTATAACCGGATTAACATTCCGGAAATTACAGCCCCAACGTCCAATCCTTTATCCAATCATGGTTGGTTATATGTTAAGGATAGTAGTGGGGTGAGCAATTTGTATTTTGAGGGTGATGGAGGAGTGGTAACTTCATTAAGTGGGGCAATAAACAATATGGCCTCAGTTGGGTTCAGTTCCAACACCACTATTTACCACACCTCAATTGATTTAACAAGAGCAGAAATTATTCTTCTGGAGACACCACATGAATTAGTAACGGCTGCAGGAGCCGATAAGTTAATTGAAGTTGTTAGTGCCGTCCTTATCCTGGACTACGGAACCAATGTTCTTGCGGAAGTTGCGGACAATTTGGTTATTGAATATGAAACAAGTGGGGACGATATTACAGCAGCTATTGAAATGACAGGGTTTATTGACCAGAGTGCAGATACCATAATGGCTGTTGCCCCGTCTAATCCATTGGCAGCAAATGCCGCCACTGATATGGTTAATAAGGGTATAATGTTGCATAATCCTGACGATAATTTCACCGGTAATGCCGCCGCTGATACTGTTTTAACAATAAAAATTGCATATCGAGTGCACACAGCAGGACTGTAACGCCCGTCTCTTTTTTCTGGGTGTTGAATTTTTGTTGCGCTTGTGCGCTTGTGCGTTGTGCGAAAGGAGAAATAATGGAAGATCACTACAAGAAAGCCCCTACTTATCTTTTCAATTTAAAGGGTGAAACTAAATTATTTAGGGATCAGGAAGAAGTAGACAAAGCTTGGGATGATGGTTGGTTTGGTCCGAGGGGATTAACTGACACCTCTCCTCTATTGTCTACCCTTGAGTTCGGAACTAAACGGGAATTAATAAATGCCGTAGAGGAAGACCCAAGGTATAAAGGTCTCACTTTACGGTTGGCCCAGACAATGGAAGATCTTGAAGGAACACTTGCTCTCTTTGAGCAGGAAAATGATGTGAAGGTGGAATAATGGATTTATCCGCTAATGATATAATAGAAAGAGCAATGGTAAAGGCTAGAATTTCTGCCCCAGGAGAGTCCATTCACTCCAGTAAAATAGCCCAAGTATACGCTGAGCTTAATGATATGATTGAGTCATGGGCTTTGGAGAAATTAATGGTAGTTGCTGATATACTGGAATCATTCTCTTTTGTGGTTGGCCAAGCTGAGTACACCTATGGGACGAGTGGGGACTTCAACTCTGCTCGTCCCATTGAGATTAAAGATGAAGGGTTTATCCGAAGTGGGGGAGTGGACTATCCCCTCCCCTTAAAGACACTGGATGTGTACCGACGACAGACTATTAAAACAACAAGGGCAAGGCCTAGAGTTATGGCCTATAGCCCAAGTTATCCTTTGGGGAAAGTGTTCTTCTGGCCCACCCCTTCGGATACGGATACAGTTCATCTACGGGTGGCCAAGACCTTAACAGGATTTCCTGACAAGACAACATCAGTAGCGTTAGAACCAGGTTATTCTCGTGCTATAATTTCTAACCTGGCAATTGAGATTTCACCTAATTTTGGGAAGAAAGTAAGTAAGGAATTGGCATTTCTTGCTGAACAGGCAAAAAAGTCGATTAAAAGTGTAAATTCTACCCCGATTAAACCGTCTAATTGTTACGAATTGGCGGTAATGTCTGGTGGTAGGACAGGGGATATTTTAAGCGGTCCATGGAGATAAATAATGGCAAAGAAAAAAAATATTAGTGTTAGTGGTGGTGTGGAATCAAGGTATAGAGAACCAAAAAGTGTGAGTATCAAGAAAGCAGCGAATGGTTATGTTATTTCCACTTACGGAGAATATGGAGAGGCAATAGAAGTTGCCAAGACCATAACTGCTGCGAATAAAATAGCCAAGAAAATACTGGAGGGTTAACTTGCAAATACCTATTCCATTTTGTGGTAGTGCTTATAAGTCCGAATCTTTAATCATTTCCTCACAAGAATGTATTAATTTTTATCCCCGACCATACCCTGAACTTGGGGAGAACAAAATGGCCTTATTTGGAACCCCAGGATTGGAACTATGGGTTTCTCTTGTGGAGAAGGAAATTCGTGCCTTTATTGCTGTTGGGGGTTATCTTGGTGTAGTAGTGGGGGATCGCCTAAAAAAAGTAAGTACCACTGGGATTGTTACGGATATAGGAGATGTTTCTCTCCTTCCGTCTTCAGGACAAGTAGGTATAGCCACTAATGGATTAGACGTTGTTATTGTAGGTGGGTCTATCGGTTATGTTTATGATTTAACCACCGAAACCCTTTCCCAAATAGTAGATTCTGATTTTCCTGGAGGAAACAGTATAATTCAAATTGATGGCTACTATTTAGTAAATAAACCAGGAACAGGACAAATATGGCGTTCGGATTGGAACAATGGTTCTAGTTGGGATGGTTTAGCCTTTTCTACCGCAGGGGGAAACCCCGATAATGTAGTTTCCATTATTTTGGACAACAGAGATGTCTGGGTTATTGGAGAGTATACTACCGAGATTTGGTATAATACTGGGGCAGCAACGTTTAATTTTGCCAGAATTGAAGGTGCATTTATTGATCAGGGTGGGGTTACTCCAAACGCAAAGACAAAAATAAATAATGCAGTCTATTGGCTTGGTCAGGATCAGGCAGGGCAGGATCAGGTATTCCAGGCCACTGGACGACAACCTAAGATAATTAGCACTATCCCAATTAGTAATATGATTTCCGGATGCGATAAGTCCAACGCTTTTATGTTCTCCTATCAACAACTTGGGCATAATTTTGTTGTTCTTACATTTCCTCTATCGGATATTACTATCGTATATGATTCTACAATAGGAATGTGGCATCAACGCTCCTCTATGATTAAAGGGGTAAATAGAAGATGGAGGGCAAATTGTCATGCCCTATTTAATGGGGATCACATAGTAGGGGATTTTGTTAACGGAAAGCTTTACAAGCTCAAGACGGACGTGTACGATGAAGACGGTGATCAAATGGTGGCTATCCGTACCACTCCCGTAATCAGAAGCAAGCAGAATCGAATCACAGTCGACCAAGTACAAGTTTTTAACGAGCCAGGGGTCGGATTGATTACGGGAGAGGTAGAAGACACTGATCCTCAAGCAATGTTCAGTTGGTCCAAAGATGGTGGTCGTAATTTCTCTGCTGAAGTGGATATGCCATTGGGCAAAATAGGAGAGACGGAGAATGTATCGAAGGTATGGCAATTAGGGCAGGGAAAGAATTGGGTTTTTCGTTACAAAATTAGTGCTGCTGTTAAGAGAGTAATACTTGGAGCAATAATGGAGACGGAAGAAAATGACGTCTAAGCTTGTGCTACCATCAATTCCCCGATCCGCAATGTTTATTGGGGAGGTAATGACAATTGAGTGGCAAAATTTCTTCCGTGATTTGTATATTAGGGTTGGAGGGTCCGAAGCTGCAAGTTCTGAAGACATGCTTAATATGATTGCCTCTGGAATATTTAATGTACCAGATGATTATAGCAGTAGGATTAAAGAGTTAGAGACTGAACTTAAACTATTAGTTCGGATGCCACATAATCATGAAATAAGTGAATTGAAAACAGGAGTGGCAGCCCCAGCTCGAAAGGATTATACTTCCATTTTTAAAAGAATGGAAATAGAGGCAATGGCAGTTCCGTCTCCACCTTCTATTATCCACGGTCTCCCATCAACTATTGACAATGAAATTACTGTGTTTGATGGAACTACTGGAAAGAAGGTAAGATCAGGCAGTGGTGTTACCAACCCTTCAGCCGGAAGATTAGATCTGTCTGAAATAAGAGCAAGGGATAGCAATGGTTTAAAGCTTTATGAAGATGGTGGCAGTGGAATATTTGTAAAGGATGGTGGGTATGTTGGAGTTGGAACACTTTATCCAGGTGCAAAATTCCACTTAGTAAACGGAGATTTTTACATAACAGGAACAGACGGAGCACCTACTCAATTTAGGACATATACTCATAGCAATACTGCGTGGAACTCAGCGGATTTTCTTTTTTATAAAAGCAGAGGAACATCTAGTTCTAAACTTACTGTAGCAAACGGAGACCGACTATTTTCTTTTAACACATGGGCGTGGGATGGGAATAGTTATGAGGCATCCGCAAAATTTGCTGCGTATGTAGATGGAACTGTAAGTGATGAAGTAGTTCCTACAAGATGGGTATGGTCAACAATGGACTCATCTGGAGTTCTTAATACTGTAATGGTACTAAAGAACACAGGCAACGCTGGTTTTGGGATAACATCTCCGACAGCAGTTGTACACTTAGCAGCAGGGACAGCCACGAACCCACAAATAAAATTAGAGGATAGCACAAAATTAACAACACCTGAAACAGGCAGCCTTGAATTTGCAGACGGAAGATTTTACATAACTAATGTTGCCCATCAAAGAGCTATAGACAGAACTTCTGATGTGGCGGTATCAACTGTAACATGTGAGAATACTACTACTGAAACAACTTTGTGGACCGGCGTTATGAACGCAAATAGTTTGGTCGCAGAGAATATGTTTAAGTTCCATGCTGATGGGGTTATCCAGAATGGCGGAGCTACCGCTGCTGATGAAGTTACGCTAAGAATTAAGGTTGGTGGGGCTACGGTCGCTACTTTAAATCCTACAACAAGAGCGATTGCAGTGGGGTCACACTGGCATATAGACGCAAATGCGACACAAAGAACAATAGGGGCCACTGGTTCAAGGGCAGTACATATTGATTTAGATATAGATGGTACTATAGAGACTGTAATAGCTGTTGCTACTATTGATACAACTGCTGATATGGATGTGACGGTTACAGCTCAGTGGGCAAGTGCAGATGTAAATAATATAATAAGTTTATACCAGGGATTTATGCGATATAAGAATTAGGGGGATATCATGAACGTAGAATTAACAGAACAACAGCTAAGTGCGTTGATTGAATTACTTAACAATAGCCAGTTTATAGGTTCAAGTGCAGAGTTTATTGTCGAATTGAAACAAGCTTTGCAGATAGCAAGGGAGAAATAAAATGGGAATCGAAGTAAAAAATGCATACATGGCACAACCGGCAGCGGCTAATACCACATTATACACCTGCCCTGTCAATACCCAAGCAAGAGTCCTAAAGTGTACTGTTACCAATGACACAACTACAGCGGTAACTATTAGCTTCAACAAGGTTCCCTCAGGGGATTCAGTTAGTGTTACTAATCTAATATTAAATCTTAAGGCCATTGGAAGTAGAGAAACGTATGAATGTCCTGAGGTAGTTGGGCAGGTACTTGATGCCAGTGATATAATCAGTGCTATTGCTAGTGTTGCTGATCAACTATCAGTAGCCTTAGATGTTGTGGAGATTGTATGATCAGGGAAATGACCATGGAGGATGTCCCCAGAGTTGCTGAAATGGCTAGGGATTTCCATAAGTATGCCATTGCTGATAAGGGTTTGGGGTTTTCCCCTTCCGATTTCGTTAGACATTCTATTTTTCTTATGGAAAGTCCTATTGCTAATATACTGGTATTGGAGATTGAGGGGAAGGCAGTTGGAACAATTGCAGGGATTGTATCTCCCTGGTTTATGGACTTCTCCCAATTATTATTAACCGAACTGTGGTGGTGGGTAGATCCTGAACATAGAAAGGGAAACTTATCCTTTAGTCTTTTAGACGCTTTGGCTGAATGGGGGCAATATTGTGGAGCTTCGATGTTTACCATAGTATCAATTGGAACAGAACGGGAAGAAATAATAAAAAGATATTATAAACGTAAGGGATTTAACCATATAGAAACTCATTTTATAAAGGAAATATAAGATGGCAATAGCAACAGGAACAGCAATACTTGCGGCAGGGGCAATAGGGGGGGCAACTGGTATTTATGGAGCGCATGTAGCATCCGGAGCAGCAAAAGATGCGGCAAAAATCCAGGCCGGAGCACAGGCATATTCTACAAAAACCCAAATGGATTATCTGGAGGAAACCAGAGCTGACATAGCCGAGGCAGTAAAAGCAGGCATTATAGACCTTGATACTGGATTCAATATGGCTATCAAGCAGTTTGAGCCGTTAACTGGACTAGACGAATACAATGCTGCCAGACAATTACTAAATGATCCAGAATCAATAATGGATCGACCATCAACCCAATTCCAATATGGACAGGGAGTAGATGCCCTACAATCTGCATTCTCCCGAACTTCTGGGGGTGGGGTTTCTGGTCCAGCAATGAAGGGGGCAATGGAGTATGGACAGAATTTTGCCTCTACAGCATTGGATGCGGAACTAAACCGATTATTTCCATTTATTAACACTGCAATTGGGGCACGAAGCAACATTTCCAATTTGTACCAGGGATTGGGGACATCAAAAGCCAATATTAGATTAGGGGGGGCAACAGGAACAGCCAATATTGGGGCACAAATGATGCCATCAATAGCACAAGGAATGTCTAATCAGGGAAACATTGCCGCCTCTGGGATTATTAA